TCTCGCAACGTGGCTCGTAAGCGCCTTCGGGGTCAAGGTAAAGGGTAATGTATATCCACACTGTTGCGGAAGAGTGGAACCGCATTCTACCGCAGCATCTGTGGATTTATAACAAACTGTTTTTAAGCCAGCGTTTAGGTTATACTTGTGGTCCTGCAGGGCTAGAGGTACCTAAACCTGGTTTTTATATTGTCCGCCCATGTATGAATCTAATGGGAATGGGGCGCCATGCCCGTATTGAATGGATAGAATCTGATACCGAACACTTACATCCTGCTGAATTTTGGTGTGAAGTGTTTGAGGGAGATCATTTAAGTGTAGATTATGAGTACCATGAGGACAGGACTGGGTGTTATCCAGAATATGCTATGGATCACTCTGTAGATTATCATGTGAAACGTCAGAGACTTGCTGTTTTAGGGACTCGTGAGACTCATGATTTGTATAAATTCACAAAATGGGAAAAAGTTGACGTTAAAATGCCATATCCTAAGATTTTAACGACGATTGGACTGTATCGTTACGGTTGGATTAACTGTGAATTCATTGGTGATAAGTTAATTGAGGTGCATTTTAGAAGAAATTCTGATTTTAGGTTTGGAAATACAGTCGCAATACCAGTTTGGAAGGATGAAGAGGTTAAAAATATAGAAAATTACCGTTTTGTAGAGGATGAAGACTATCTTCGACGCGGATTTTACATAAAATAAATATGAAAAGGGATAGCAACCCCTCAAAAAGTTCTGTTTTTTTAAACAGGAGACAAATGGGTAGAGCATCTGTAGATAGAGATTCAAAATACATGTATCAAATGTGGGGAACAACCAATTTAATCACAGATTATTGGTCTTTACCACATAAAACTGAAGATCCAGAAGAGAAAAAGTATGATATTCCTGAAGATCGTTACTCAAGACCATGCGGTGGATCTGGTGGGTTTGATGACTATGTTGAGCGCTGGCATGAATAATTGTATTTTGGGGCATAAATAAATAAAAACTTGAAGGTTTGCCCCAATAATGGCAGTTAAAAGGATATCAAGATCGTTTAAAGATATTAGTTTATCTTTTGAGCCACATCCAGTGACTGGCGATCTACCGATATTGAAGAATCAAAACGCAATCATTCGTTCAATTCGTAATTTAGTTGAAACGATTCCAAATGAGAGGTTCTTTTCTCCTGATCTTGGTTCAGGAGTTCGTTCCTCTCTATTTGAATTTGTAGATTTTGGTACTGCATCAGTCATTCGTGATCAAATTCAGAATGTAATTCGAAACTATGAGAGAAGAGTGAATGATGTTGATGTAGATGTTGTCGTTAGACCTGATACGAACGAATTTGAAGCGACTGTTTCCTTTAATATCATTGGGCAAGAACTTCCAACACAATCATTCTCATTCATATTAGAGTCAGCAAGATAATCGATGCCATTTACTAAATTTGCTAATCTGGATTTTGACCAGATAAAATCTTCAATCAAAGATTATCTCCGTGCGAACTCCACGTTTACGGATTTTGACTTTGAAGGATCAAACTTTTCGATTTTAATCGACACATTAGCGTATAATACTTACATTACTGCATTTAACTCAAATTTAGTTGTGAATGAATCGTTCTTAGATTCAGCAACAGTTAGAGAAAATGTTGTTTCACTTGCCCGAAACATTGGATATGTACCATCATCCAGAAGTTCTGCAGTTGGTATAGTTTCTTTCACTGCGAGTACAAGTGAATCTACCTCTTCAATGACCCTAGAAGCGGGTTTGGTGTGCACTGGATCGGTTGAAAACAGTTCTTATGTGTTTTCTACCCCAGACAATGTAAGTGCGACTGTGAAGGACGGTAAGGCAGTATTCAATAACTTAGAAATTTACGAAGGAACTCTTCTCAAAAAGAAATTTACTGTTGATGGATCATTAGATCAGAAATTTGTTCTTGAAAATCCATTTATTGATACATCAACAATTCGTGTTTATGTAAAAAATCCAAGTGATAGTGGATTAGGTAATGCTTATTCTCTAGTTGAGAATATTTTCAATATCAATAAGGACTCTGAAATCTATTTGATACAGGAAGTAGATGATGAAAAGTATGAATTGCTCTTTGGTGATGGATTATTTGGTAAGAAATTAGAAGATCAGGCAATCATTACTGTCACCTATATGATTACTGATGGTAAAGATGGTAATGGCGCTTCCTCATTCACCTTTGCTGGATCATTCACTAATGATAATCAGGCACCAATATCAGCAACAGTAGGGTCTGTATTGACTCTACAACCGTCTCAGAATGGGTCAGACATAGAAAGTATTACATCCATTAAGAACTTTGCTCCACGCCTCTATGCGTCGCAATACAGAGCGGTTACAGCAAATGATTATGAGACTATCATCAAGTCTAAGATTTATCCAAATGCAGAGTCAATCTCCGTAGTTGGTGGTGAGGAATTAAGTCCTCCACAGTTTGGTAAGGTATTCATTAGTGTAAAACCAAAAAATGGTACCTATGTTTCAGATTTCAATAAAGAACAGATCAAGAATAAACTGAAGTTATACTCTGTATCTGGTATAGATCCACAAATTGTTGACCTTAAGATACTATATGTGGAGGTTAATTCTGCTATCTACTATGATTTCTCCAAGATTAATAGTGTTGAGGATTTGAAGACTCGTGTAATCAATTCTCTCAATTTCTATTCAGGAACTACAGAGTTGAATTCATTTGGTGGTAGATTTAAGTATAGTAAGGTACAACAAGTTATTGATAATACAGATGCTGCGATTACTTCAAACATAACAACTGTTCGTATTCGCAGAGATTTGAAGGCATTCATCAATCAACAAACTCAATATGAGATTTGTTATGGTAATAGATTCCATGTTAATCCAGCAGGAAAGAATATTAAATCAACTGGATTTAAGATTGCTGGAGAAATTGCGACTGTTTACATTACAGACACACCAAATGCGGATCTAAAGACTGGATCTCTTGCTCTGGTCAAGGAGACGGTTGCTGATGTGGGTGGTTCACAGCAAACAGTTACTACCGTTGTTGTGAAGGATGCTGGAACAGTGGACTATGTATTGGGTGAAATTAATATCAATACTATTACCATCACTTCCACTGATCAACCACTGGATATTATTGAAATACAAGCCTTCCCAGAGTCCAATGATGTGATTGGACTTAAGGATCTATATCTCTCTTTTAACATTGACAAAAGTGAGATAAATATGGTTAAGGATGTTATCGCATCGGGAGACGATATATCTGGCGTAGTATTCTCTACTAACGAATATTATAGATCATCATACTCAAATGGGGAACTAAAGAGGCTGTAAGATATGATATCAACAGGGTTTGAATCAAGAATTAAGATTCAACAAATAATCGAGAACCAAATACCGGAATTCATCTCAGATGAGAATCCTAAATTTGGTGAATTTTTAAAGCAATATTATATTTCTCAGGAATATCAGGGTGGTCCTATTGACTTAACTGATAATCTTGACCAATATTTGACTGTTGATAATTTAATACCTGAAGTTGTCGTTGGTACTACGACACTCTCCGCATCTATTGATTCTGATGATACGACTATTACTGTCGCATCGACTAAGGGATTCCCCAAATCATACGGTCTTTTAAAGATCGATGATGAAGTTATTACATATACCGAAGTTTCTGGAAACACATTTACAGGTTGTGTTCGTGGATTCTCAGGTGTAACTGACTATCATAAGAATTTAAATTATGAAGAATTAGTTTTTACTGACTCTTCATCGGCAAGTCACACAAGTTCTACAACAGTTCAGAACTTAAGTGCTCTTTTCCTGCAAGAATTTTATAAAAAACTCAAGTATTCTCTGACTCCAGGATTAGAAGACTTGGATTTTGTTCCTACTTTGAACGTAGGAAACTTCATTAAAGAAGCAAGAACCTTCTATGAGACTAAAGGTACTGAAGAATCTTTCAGAATTCTATTCAATATCTTATTTGGTGAGACTCCAAAGATCATTGACCTAGAACAATTCCTCATCAAACCATCTTCTGCTGCTTTTGTAAGAAGAGAAATTGCTCTTGCCGAAGTTTTATCTGGAGATCCACAAAAACTATCTGGTCAAACAATATTCAAAACAACAGATACTGGCACCTCTGCCTCAGTATCTGAAGTTGAAATTATTCAGAGAAAGGGAAGAACATATTATAAACTATTTTTATTCGTTGGATTTGATGATTCTTTCCCAACAATTACAGGTGACTTTGTAATTACTGGAAATACTAAAAATATTAATGAAGTTCCTGTTGGTGCAAATACAATTGTTGTTGATACAACCTTAGGATTTAAGGACTCTGGAACCATTTATTCTGGTAATAATGAGATAACCTATACCCACAAGAATATAAACCAGTTCTTCGGGTGCACAGGCATCACTGAGACTATTCCTGTTGCATCATTGATACGTTCGAGTGAAACATATTTTGGATATGAGGATGGAGATACTACTAAAAAGGTTGAACTCCGTCTCACTGGTGTAATTTCTGAATATAAACCTGGTGATAAAGCATCCAAACTTACAGTTGGAGACTCAATTTTAATTGATAGTGTTGGTGAAGTTATTACCAACGCATCTATTGAGAGAACGTATAAGCAAATTTTTGCAAACAGTTTAGTATATAACACAAGTTCAAGATATCAGATTAATGATAATTTTGGTTCTGGATCAATATCTCAGGTTGAAGTGCTGTCTGAGATCGATAAATCCAGTTTGAAAGTTGGTGATCGTATTGATATTTTAAACAGAAATGCTCAAACTGTTGCTGCTGCAGATTTAGAAGTTACAAGTATCAGTGGCAAACTGGTCACAACAAATAATTCTTTTACATTAAACAACTCTTTAAGTTACGACCTTCGTAGAAGACTCAAAACAGCAAGTTCTACTAATACATCATTAGAATTTGATCCTACAATACCAGAAGTACAAAACTTCTATTCTGATGATGAGTATTATTATATTGCTTCTAACTCAATTCCATCATATGAAATAACCAAGTCTTTATTCTCATATGATGCATCTGGAGTTGATGGA